CCTGATGCTCCAACAACAACGGCAGTATTCAGGACTGAGGAGGGAGATTATAATGTCTCCCTTTTTAGTTCTGAGGGTAAGCTTAAATTTAAATTAGCGCAGAAAGCCTTAAAAGAATTAGGTGATCTAAGCGATAGAGTAATGATTCAAAGGGAAGCATTGGCATCTTTGAGGTCAAGCATTATGGATGATGAATGTAATGACGATACATTTATTAAACCTGAGAGGGCTAGAGATGAAGACGGTAAGTTTATTGCTGATGATCCTTCAACTCCAGATGTTAATGAGGCTTATGTCCAAGCAGATAAAGAGGATTAGAAATGACATTCGCAAAATATCATTTACCCTGCCCTAGTTGTGGCGGGGGTGATCCTGTCTCTGTCAACGAAGATGGCTCCGGCTATTGTTTCAGTTGCGAGACTAGATTTCCTGATTATGAGAAGGCGGTAGGCGAACCAGTAGCTACACTAGGTAGCACTAGTGACATACAAACATATCGGAATAATGCAATGAATGACGCAGAGGGTAGGTTTATAGCACTAACAGACAGAGGCATATCAGTAGAGACAGCCAAGAAGTATGGAGTCAAGGCTGTAAAGAATGAATCCTCTAATCAGATTATGCGTCACCTATACCCGTACTATGTTTCTAATGAGATAGCAGGGTATAAGGTGCGTGAACCTAACAAGTTGTTTTCTTGGAGAGGGAATCCACAGGGAAGTGGGCTTTTTGGTGAGCAGTTATTTAAGTCAGGCGGTAAATACATTACTCTTGTAGAGGGCGAGTGTGACGCTATGGCAGCGTATGAACTACTAGGTTCTAAGTGGCCTGTAGTTTCTATTAAGAACGGCGCGTCTGGTGCAGTCAAAGATGTTAAGAACTCTCTAGAATTTATAGAGTCTTTTGATAACGTCATCATTAATTTTGATAACGATAAGCAAGGCAGAGAGGCGGCTATCAAGGTAGCAAGATTACTCAGCCCTGCTAAAGCTAAGATACTTACCTTACCTACTGACTTTAAAGATGCTAATGATATGCTACGGCAGGGCAGACATCGTAGTTATGTTAGTGAGTGGTGGTCAGCTAAGACTTACACACCTTCTGGAGTACTAAACGTAAGTGAGAATAAAGAGAAGTTTGACAACAGAGAACGTAAAGAATCTGTACCTTACCCGTGGGAAGGGCTTAACGATAAGCTATATGGACTACGGCAAGGAGAACTCGTAACTCTCACGGGTGGTACAGGTCTTGGAAAGTCCTCAGTAACTAGAGAACTAGAACACTGGCTGATCTCTAAGACTAAAGATAATGTAGGTGTTATAGCCTTAGAAGAAGATTGGAGAAGGACAGTTGATGGTATCATGTCTATTGAATCTAATGCTAGACTTTATATTGATCAGGTTAGAGAAGAGTTTAGTCAGACCCAATTAGATGACACATTTAATAAGATGTTTGATGGTGATAACAAAGATAGGTTATGGATTCATGCCCATTTTGGGGCTACCGATCTTGATGAAATATTTTCTAAGATACGATTTATGATAGTAGGATGTGGCTGTAAGTGGGTGATAGTCGATCACTTGCATATGCTTGTGTCCTCTGCTACTGAGGGTGATGAGAGGCGTACCATTGATAGTATTATGACTAAGCTACGCTCTATAGTCGAAGAGACAGGGGCAGGTATGATACTGGTGTCTCATCTGCGAAGGGTAGAAGGGAACAGAGGACATGAAAATGGAGTTACTGTAGGGCTTAATCATCTCAGAGGCTCTCAAAGCATAGCGCAGTTATCTGATTGTGTCATTGCTCTTGAAAGGAATCAACAGGCAGAGGATGTGGCTGAGTCCAATACCACTCACCTTAGAATACTAAAGTCTAGATACACAGGAGATGTTGGCATGGCTACACATTTGTTGTATGATAGAGAAACAGGCAGACTTTCTGAGGTTGATGCGGAGGAACCAGATGAACTCACTAGTCTTTGATATTGAGACAGATGATTTAGATGCTACTAAAATATGGTGTGTTACTACAGTAGATATTGAGACAGAAGAAGTCAGGTCATATTATAAGGACTCACTACCGTTAGGTTTAGCTCGTTTATCTAAGGCAGATAAGCTCATAGGCCATAACATACTTGGGTTTGATATGCCAGTGATTAAGAAGCTACATAATGTAAATTTATACAACAAGAAAATAGTAGATACACTAGTTATATCAAGGCTTTTAAATCCTGTGAGGGATGGAGGGCATAGTCTAAAATCATGGGGCTTCCGACTCGGCTTGCCTAAGATAGAGTACGATGATTTTAAAAACTTCTCTATGGATATGGTTAAGTATTGTGAACGTGACACTGTTCTTAACAAGAGAGTTTATGACAGACTTAAACTAGAAACCAACGGATTTAGTAGAGAATCTATAGACTTAGAACAAGAGACCGCTAGAATTTTAAATGACCAAAGGGATCATGGCTTCTTGTTTGATGAGAAGATGGCATCTCTATTAACAGCAGAGTTAAATGAGAAGCTTAATGAAGTAGTAGCAGAAGTACATAAAGAATTTAAACCACACACTACCTATACTACATTACGTCCGTCCTATAATAAGGACGGCTCTTTATCTAGGATGGCTGAGATACAATATACAAAGCCTCTTCGTAGGACTAGACTGAGGACTTGGGAGTATACAATTATGCAGTCTGACAATGTAGTGGTAAGGAAAGAAGTTATTCCTTTTAACTTAGGTTCACGTAAACAAATAGGTGAGTACCTACAAGAGTTTGGGTGGAAGCCTACTAAGTTTACACCTACAGGTCAGCCTATTGTAGATGAAGGCACTCTTAAAAAGATAAAGGATATACCTCAAGCTAAACTTATAGCTGACTATCTTATGTATCAGAAGAGGATAGCACAGATAAGTTCTTGGTTTGATTCTTTAGAAGAGGATGGGAGAGTACATGGTTTTGTAAATCCCAATGGTACTATTACTGGACGCATGACGCATCGAAGTCCTAACATGGCACAGTGTCCTAGTATAAATTCTCCTTACGGAAAAGAGTGTAGGGCTTGTTGGACTGTACCAGAAGGATATGATTTGGTAGGTATAGATGCTTCTGGTTTGGAATTAAGAATGCTCGCACATTATATGGATGATAAGGAATACATAAATGAAATCATCAACGGAGACATACACACCACTAATCAAAAGCTTGCAGGACTTGAATCTAGAAATCAGGCTAAGACTTTCATCTATGCCCTCATATACGGAGCCGGAGATGCGAAGCTTGGAACTGTGGTTGGAGGAAATAAAAAAGATGGCAGAGAACTTAAACAACGCTTCCTTACTAATCTCCCATCACTTAAAACTCTTAGAGATAGAGTATCAAGAGCGGCTACAAAGGGATCAATCAAAGCACTAGATGGCCGTAGGTTATTTATTAGATCACAGCACAGCGCACTCAATACCCTGCTACAAGGGGCGGGTGCAGTCGCAATGAAAAGAGCATTGATCATGCTAGATAAACACATCAAAGATAAAAAATTAAATGCACACTTTGTTGCTAACATCCACGATGAGTGGCAAATAGAAGTTGACAAAGAAGTATCATCTGTGGTAGGATCATTAGGTGTTGACTGTATAAGACAGACAGCAGACTATTATAATTTAAACTGTCCTCTTGATGGAGAGTATAAAATTGGGAGTAACTGGAGTGAAACGCATTAATTGTAGCGCACGAGATTATAGTAAGTATATACGGGATAGAAGATATCACAAGCTTAATAAAATTAAAATGGAAAGAGGATGTAAAGACTGTGGTTATAATAAACATCCCAAAGCATTACACTTTGATCATGTCACTAGAGAAAACAAACACATTCTTTTAGACGCTTCCGCATCAGGAGGCGCTGCAAAAATGTCCAGAATGGTACGAAGAGTGAACCTAACCAATAAAAAAATAAACAGAGGATACATAAAAGAATTGTTTGAAGAAGTAAGAAAGTGTGAGGTTAGGTGCGCTAACTGTCACAGCATAAGAACATGGGAAGAACTACATTATATGCCTAACGTCCGTAAGGGCAAGAAAATTATACAGGAAGAATCATATGTCAAACAACAACAATTTAACTTCTAAAGTAGTTGAAGATGTTTATGAAGCGCTTACTCCTCTTACTGAGGGACAGCACTTAGACATTACTGATGAAGCTATAGAAGACTTTGGGGAAAAGATGAAAGATGCTCTTAGGTCTTGGGCTAGACCGCCTAAGAGGGACTCTTCCTTTTCATTAAGGATGTCTAACATAGGAAAGCCTATTAGAAGATTATGGTTTGATAAACACTCAGAAGTATCTAAAGAATCACACACTCCTAAAACATTTATTAAGTTTCTTTATGGGCATTTACTTGAAGAAGTAGTGTTGATGCTTGCTAGACTTACAGACCATACTGTAGACTCTGAACAAAAAGAAATTAAAGTTGAGGGAATTTCTGGACACATGGATTGTAAGATAGATAACGAAGTGGTTGATATTAAAACAGCGTCAGGCTATGCTTTTAGAAAATTTAGTAATGGTTCACTAAGAGAAGACGATCCCTTTGGATACATACCACAACTATCAGGTTATGAAGAGGCAGAGGGAACCAGCAACGGGGGCTTCTTAGTTATCAATAAAGAAAATGGAGAGCTATGTTTTTATGCTCCAGAAGAACTTGATAAACCTATTATAAAAGATAAAATAAATAACACACTCAAAGCTTTAGCTAAAGTTAAGCCCCCTACTGAGCTATGCTATGAACCTGTGTATGAAGGCAAAAAAGGAAACAAAAAGCTACATAAGAATTGTGTCTATTGTCCTCATAAATTTGAATGCTTTAAAGATTTTAATGATGGACAAGGGCTAAGAACATTTAAATATAACAAGGGGTTATCCTACTTTACTAAAGTAATGTCTGAGCCTAGAGTTGAGGAAGTTATTAGATGAACGCTAAGAAAATGAAAGTAATAAGGAGTAGAGCTAAAGAACTTTTATTAGAATGGATGCAGTCTCTTGTTGACAAAGAAAACGCTAAAGCGTATAATATTGATAACGTCTTAGATTTTTCACCAAGACAAACTCATTTATATTATAATGATGGAACTTGCCATTTAAGTTCTTATACCCATAAATGGTTTGTTAAACAATTAAAGGCTTTGTCCTATACTAAAGATTTATCTTCAATAACAATTCAAGATTGTAAGGAGAGAAGCAAGTGAAGATAAGAAAAGGGTATAGAAAGCAAAGAATAGTCAGACCAAAAGAAAAGGATGTTCCAGAAACATATGATTCTAAATGGGAATATAATTTACATCAGGGTATTTTGAAAGGATGGGAACATCATGGTGATACAGTTGAATATATTGTAGAACATAAATATCATCCAGACTTTATAAAAGTTTTTGGTGGTAAAACAATTTTACTTGAAGCGAAGGGAAGGTTTTGGGACTACCAAGAATATAATAAATATACATGGGTAAGAAAGGCATTGCCTAATAACACGGAACTTGTATTTTTATTTTCAGAACCCTATTCCCCTATGCCTCAAGCAAAGAAACGCAAAGATGGAACTAAGCGTAGCCACGCAGAATGGGCAGAAAAAAATAATTTTAGATGGTATAGCGAAGACACACTACCTCACACATGGAGAATAAAGTAATGAGTATTGACGATGCAACGCCGGAAGAATGGAATACAGTATATAAAGAACTAAGCAAGGATGAAGGTAACACCCTATCATTAAAAGACGATGTTAATCATCCAGTACATTATAACATTGGTAAAGTAGAATTTATTGAAGCACTAGAAGCTGCCTCAACTAAGGAAGAATTTGAGGGCTACTTGCGCGGCAATGTGTTAAAATATGTATGGAGATTTAGATACAAAGATAATGTTAAAGATTTACACAAAGCTAAATGGTATCTTAATAAACTTATAAACGAAGTTACAAAGGTATAAAACAATGTGGGATCGTAAAGCCGAAAGAACTGAAAAGTACAACCGGAAAAAGAATCAACAGAAACCGAAACCTAAAAAACAAAAAGTAAAAC